ATGGAGATACTAACGCTACAGGATTCTCTGCACCAACAGCTACAGCTAGAACTATAGTTGCAAGTGCAGATACTTTAGACGTATTAGTACTGGATGCAGCATCATCGGCAGGTAAAATCCGTGTGTTCGCAGTACTTTGTGACGTATCAGGTATTGATGAAACTGACAGAAATACAAGTACTCAGCAAGACACAGCTGTGTAATTTGTATAATTTTAAGGGGGGCTATATGTCCCCCTTATTACACTACCCCTTATAATATATAGGAGATTTATGGCATTATATGATTTAACAAAAAAAACTAGAGCAAGTACAGGACAAAAAGTTACAAGGTTAGGTCCACCTGATAATACTATGAGGGTTATTAGATTAGAACAAAGAATTAATAATCAAGAAGAAAAACTTGATAAAATATTAGAGTTATTACAGAATGGCAACAACCTACTTAACGTTAGCAAATAGTGTACTTAGAGAATTAAACGAAACAGAGTTAACCTCTAGTACGTTTAGTTCAAGTAGAGGTATACAAACTGCAGTAAAAGATTTTATTAATAAGGGTATTCATGATATTTACAATGAAACAGGTGAAATACCTTTATTATATTCTAGAACTACACAAGATTTAACTATAGGAACTAATGAATATACATTTCCTGCTGATTTTAGAAAAGCAGATATGGATTCATTTTCATTAAGACCAAAAGAATTAGTAACTAATGGTGAATTTACATCTAATATAAATAGCTGGACAACTGGAGATGGATCACCATCACATACATCAAGTGGTAATGGTAGATTAAATTTAAATAGTGCAGCAGCTTATCAAGCCATTAACACTACAGTAAATAAAACTTATAGATTACAAGTTAGAGTTTTAAGTCCAAATAGTTCTAGCACTGCATTAATTGTAAGAGTTGGAACATCAGCAGGTGGAACACAAAATTTAAATACAACAAAAGCAGTAACTAATTTTAGAGAAGGTGATATATTACAAACAACATTTACTGCAACAGCACAAACTTCTTATATATACTTAGAAGCATCAGGTGTACAATTAGATGTTGACTATGTTAGAATATCTAGAAGTGATATTGCAACTAGAAAATTATCATACATAACATATGATAGTTATTTACAAAATCATAAACCAACTGATGATACAAATAATGAAGGTAATTATTCTGTGCCATTAAGAGTTTATATTTTGCCAGATCATTCTGCATTTGGAATAAGCCCAAGACCAAATACAAATGAATACACAGTAAGTTTTGATTACTATACAACACACACAGATTTATCTGCTCATGGTGATAATATGAGTTTACCTGATAGATTTAGAACTTTGATTGTAGATAGAGCTAAATACTATACATACATGTTAAGATCAGATCCACAACATGCACAATTAGCTGATAGAGATTTTCAAAGAAAACTTAGATTATTAAAAGTAGATTATGCAACTAAAAACGATTACATGAGAACTGATGTAATTGGTGAAAGTATTGCAACAAACATAGGAGGCAGAGTTAGTTAATGGCTATTAAAAAAGATACAGATAAAGTAATAGAAAAAAAGAATAATATGAGCATTACTGATAATATGAATGGTGAAGTAATGGCAGAAGAAAAGTTAGAAGCTGGAATAAAGTTTAGAGACTTTAAAAATATGCCAGGAAAAACTATAACAGAAAAATTACAAAAAGCTGGTATAAAAAATATTCCAAAAACTTTAACTTTAGAAAAAGCAATACAATTATTAAATAAAAAAAGAGCTAATTAATTAAATGCCAACAACAGATTTAATATCTCCATTTGTTGTAAGTTGTGCGGGTGGTTTAACATTGAACAAAGATGTGTTCTCTATGCAACCAGGTGAAGCATTAATCTTACAAAACTTTGAACCCGATATTAAGGGTGGCTATAGACGTGTTAGTGGTACAGCTTTATATAATAGTACAGTTATACCTGAAGGATCTAGTAATTCTAGTTTAACAGTAGATTGTTCAATAATATTTAATGGGCAAGTAATTGTAGCTAGAGGTGGTGACATACATAGAGGAACTACATCTGGAAGTTGGACAAGTTTAACTACAGGTTTAGGTACATCTACTAGAGCTTATGATTTTGAAAAGTTTAATTTTAATGGAACTGATAAACTTGTTATTGCAACAGGGCACTCAGCTGCACAAATAATTAATAGTAGCTTTGCAGTTGATATTGTAAATGCAACAGGTGGTGGAACAGCTCCATCTAATCCTAAATTTGTAAAAGCATTTCAAAACCATATGTTTTATGCTGGTGCAACTAATTCACAAGAAGTTATATTTAGTGTACCATTTGAAGAGGATAATTTTACAACAGCTAGTGGGGCAGGATCATTTAAAGTTGACTCTACAGTTGTTGGATTAAAAGTATTTAGAAATGAATTAATTATATTTTGTGAAGATAGAATATATAAATTAACAGGAACATCATCTAGTACATTTGCTGTACAAGAAGTTACAAGAAATATTGGATGTAGAGATGGTGGTAGTATTCAAGAGATTGGTGGTGACGTTATATTTTTAGCACCTGATGGATTAAGAACTATTGCAGGTACAGCAAGAATTGGTGACGTTGAACTTGGTTCTATCTCTAGACAAATACAATCTAGAATTGATGAAGTAACCTTAGATAGAATATCATCTGTTGTTATTAGAGGTAAATCACAATATAGATTATTTTATCCAGTAAATGCTACAGGACAATTATCATCAAAAGGAATTATAGGTGTACTAAAAAATAATCCTAACACAGGATCAATAGGATTTGAATACGCAGATATAGTAGGTATTAAACCAGCTTGTACAGATTCAGATTTTATTAGTAATGTTGAGACACAAGTATTTGGTGGATATGATGGTTTTATTTATAAAATGGAAACAGGAAATACTTTTGCAACAGGTTCAACTACAACAACAATACAAGCAGTATATAGATCTCCAGATATGGTAATGGGAGATCCTGGTCTAAGAAAATATATGCAAAGAGTTAATTTAAACTATGAAGGTGAAGGAACTTCTATTGATGCAAATTTAGCTCTTAGATATGATTACGATGATCAAAATACACCACAACCAACAAAGATAGCATTACCTAGTGTAGGTGGTGCAGGACAATATGGAGCAGCAAAATATGGTAGTTCACTATATGATGCATCAGGTGTTCCATTAGTAAGACAATCAGTAGAAGGTTCAGGATTTGCAGTAGCATTACAGATCGATGATCAAAATAGTGCAGACTCATTTTCAGTTAAAGGCTTTCAATTAGAATTTACTCCAGGAGGAAGAAGATAATGGCAGGCTATTCAGCACGACAAGCAAGCTATACAACAGGTGATACAATCACTGCAGCTCATTCTAATGATGAGTTTAACCAGGTATTAGCTGCATTTAACGCAACTACAGGACACACGCATGATGGAACTGCGGGTGAAGGTGGTCCAATTGGATCTATCAGAGATGCTGATAGTTTAAATAAAGTATTAGTTGATTCAACTAATAATCATTTAGAATTTTATATTGAAGTATCATCTTCATCAGTACAACAATTTAGAGTACAAGATGGTGCTATTGTACCTATAACAGATAATGATATAGATTTAGGAACTTCCTCTCTTGAGTTTAAAGATTTATTTATAGATGGTACAGCTAATATTGATACATTAAGTTTAGACGGCACAGCTATTACAGCAACAGGAACAGAGATTAATTTAATAGACGGTGGTGCTACAGTTGGAACTACGGCAGTTGTAGATGGTGATGGTATTATACATAATGACGGTGGTACTATGCGAGTTACAAGTGCTGCTACATTTAAAACATATTTTCAAGAAGGTATATCCACTGCATATGATGATTTAAGCACTGGAGATGCTGCAGTTAATATTGCAACATCTGCTGGTAATATTACAATTGATGCACAAGGTAATGATACAGATATTATATTAAAAGGAACTGATGGTGGTGCAGATACAACTTTCTTAACTATTGATGGTAGTGCCGCTGGTAAAGCAACATTTAATAGTGATGTAGTTGTAGGTGGAGATCTTACAGTAACTGGTGATGATATTATCATGGGTACTAACACTGCAGGTAATTTATTAATTGCAGATGGTACAAACTTTAATTCAGTAGCAGTAGGATCATTATCAGAAATATCTACAGTTGCTAATGATGATGTATTTTTAGCAGTTGATACTTCAGGTGGTGGCCTTAAAAAAATTGCAAGGTCAGCTGTTGTATCAGGACTTGCTACATCAAGTGCGATATCAAATGTAGTAGAAGATACTACACCACAATTAGGTGGTAATCTTGATATGAATGGTGCAGATATTGTTACTACTTCAAATGCAGATATAGAATTAGCACCAAATGGTACAGGACATGTAACTATTAAAGGTAATACTAATCAAGGTACTCTTCAACTTAATTGTGAAAATAATTCTCATGGTCAACAAATAGTAGCTGCACCACACTCAGAAAGTGCTAATAATGTTTTAACTCTTCCTAGTACTGGTGGTGATGCTAGATTAGTATCGACAGCTTCAACTGCTACACTTACAAATAAAACTTTAACTTCACCTAAAATTAATGAAGATGTAGCGGTTACTGCTACGGCTACAGAAATTAATTTAATAGATGGTGGAGCTACAATAGGAACTACAGCAATTGCAGATGGTGATGGTATAATTCACAATGATGGTGGTACTATGAAAGTTACTACCGCAGCAACATTTAAAACATATTTTACAAGTGGTGTATCTTCAGCAGCAGATGATTTAACAGCAGGTGATGCAGCAGTTAATTTAACAACTACTTCTGGAAATATTACTATTGATGCACAAGCTAGTGATTCAGATATTATTATAAAAGGAACAGACGGAGGAGCAGACACTACATTCTTAACAATTGATGGTAGTGCTGCAGGTGCAGCTTCATTTAATAGCGATGTTACAGTTGGTGCTTTACTTAAAATGCCAGATGTTACATCTGCAAAAATATTAGTAGCTGATGGTACGTCTTATGAAGAAGTAGCAGTTTCTGGTGATGTTAGTATTGCATCAAATGGTGCAGTAACTATTGCTGCAACTTCAGTAGAAAACTCTATGTTAGCTGGCTCAATAGAAGATAGTAAATTAAATACTATTTCAACTGCTAACAAAGTTGGTTTAGCTGCATTAGATATAGATGGTGGTACAGATATTGGTGCTGATCTAGTAGACGCAGATTTATTTATAGTAGATGATGGAGCTGGAGGAACTAATAGAAAAGTTGCAGCTTCTAGAATTAAAACTTATATTGGTGGTGGCACACAATGGCAAGCTATCAAAACATCAAACTACACAGCATCAGCTGGTGAAGGTGTATTTGCTAATACATCAAGTGGAGCATTCACAGTTACATTACCAGCTTCTCCAAGTTTAGGAGATGAAGTAACTATAGTAGACTATGCTGGAACAGCAGATACAAATAATATAACTGTAGGTAGAAACTCTTCACCTATTATGGGTGCAGCAGAAGATTTAACTATCTCTATTGAAAGAGCTGGTATAACTTTAGTTTATGTAGATTCTACTCAAGGTTGGTTATTAAAAGATAAATAATACATGGCTAATCTTAAAGAAATACAGGGTTTTAATATTCAAAACCTAACGGCAGACCCTGACAATGCTAATTCAGTAGGTCAAATGTATTACAATTCAACAACAGGACAATTTAAAAATGTAGTCGATGGATTGCCTTCAGCCACTTGGTCATCTGGTGGTAATTTAAATACTGGTAGATATGATGGAGGTAGTGCAACACAAGGTAATAAAACAGCAGCTTTATATTTTGGGGGTGAAACATATCCACCGACTGCAGCAACAAATGCAACTGAACAATACAACGGAACTTCTTGGACTGAAGTTAACAATTTGAACACAGCAAGAAGACAAGGTTTAGGTGGTGCTGGGATTTCTACTTCAGCTTTAGCTTATGGTGGTGGAACACCTGTTTACGCCGTCACTGAGTCTTGGAACGGATCAAGTTGGACGGAAGTTAACGATTTAAACACAGCTCGTAATTATATCACAGGAATAGGTGCAACAAACACAGCAGCTTTAGCTGTTTCAGGAGGACCCCCTACAGCCGCAAGATCTTTAGTTGAATCATGGAATGGATCATCATGGACAGAGGTAGCAGAAGTTAATACAGCAAGAATTAGTGGTGCTCCTGCAGGAACATCTACGGCATCTTTTTTTATATCTGGAGTTACAACGACTAATGTTACAAATGTAGAAGAGTGGAATGGCTCATCATGGACTGAAACAACAGATGTAAACACAGGAAAAAATAGTTATGGAGGAGGCGGAAGTGTTACAGAAGCGTTGCACTTTGCTGGTTCACCAGCTGTGGCTTTAACAGAATATTGGAATGGATCATCGTGGACTGAAGTTGCAGATTTAGCAACAGGTCGAAGATCTGGAAGAGGAGCAGGTTCTCCTGGATCGGATGGATCTATATACTTCGGTGGTGACATTTACCCATCAACTCCCTCTGGCTCAGCTGCAACAGAGGAATGGACACAAGCAGATCTTTTAATTAAGACAGTGACAACAAGTTAATTATGATTTATAAACAAGCAAAAGGAGGAAGCAACTATGGCATATAAATACTGTACAGCGACTAAC